GGTAAAACTTCAAAATTTATAACTGGTAAATATATAGAGTTTTTAAATAAGTTTGATTATAAAAAGATAATTGTTTTATCACACACAAATGTTGCAGCTGATGAAATAAAAGATGAGATACTAAAATTACAAGAGATGCAGGGTGTAACCAAAAAAGCTTTAAAAGATAATATTTGCACAATACATCATTACTGTAAACATAAAGCAACGATAGGAGAACAGGTTCTTGACTACGATGATTATAAAAATCTATGCAGAATAGATTCTATATTTCAAAGACACAAAGTTACACAATCACAATTTGATAACAGAGAACATGGATATTTTAAATTTGTTAGAGAAGCCTATGGGTTTAATAGATCCCTAAAAGAACATTGGAAAAAGTCTGACAAAAAATACAATAGTTATTCGATAACAGACATAGAGACTATGTTGAAGATTGTAGATGATTACAATAAACAAAATGGTAAATTAGATTTTCATGACATGATAAAAAGATTTATTGATAAGGCAGTTGAGCCTGACATAGATGCTTTGATAGTTGATGAGGCACAAGACAGTAATAAAACACAGAAGATAGCATTAGATAAGATTGCAACCAATGCAAAAGAGTATTGGTTTGTAGGTGATCCTGATCAAACAATATTTGAATGGGCGGGTGCAGATGCACACGAGTTTTATAAACTATCACAAGGTGCAGAAGAATTAGAACAAGGACATAGATGTAGTAAAACCATAAATGCTTTGTGTAAAAGAATAATAGCTCCAATATGGGATTACTATAAGACTCACAGAGTCTGGAAATCAACAGTTTACAGTGGCAATCATTATCATTTGCCAAACTTAATAAATAAATGTAGCGCTGTAGAAGAGTTGTTAAAAAAAATACGTAATACTAATCAAACATTTTTATTTACCTATCGTCAAAAACCATCAGATACATGGTTAAAAAAATTTTTCAGACAACATGGAATAGAGTTTGCACACGTAGGAAACACGGCCCACGTACCAAAAAAAGAATTAAGATGTCATAAGCTGTGGCCAGACTTTTGTAAGGGCACACCAATGTCACTTAGACAGATAAAAGATTTTTGGAGTTATATGGGTAGTAAAGTAATATTTTATGGCAGAGGAGATGAGACTTTTGAAGAGTGGGTAGATAGAGAATACACAATAGATTATTTAATTTATCATAAATATTTAAAAAAAAATGCAGCACAAGAAAAAGACTTTGCATTAATTAGAACTAAAACAGAGGCTGAAAGAATTATGTATATAAAAAAAATATTAGAAAAAGGTTTTGATTTGAATGGAGATGTAAGAGTTAAATACGCTAACATACATACAGTAAAGGGTTTAACATTTGATAACGTAATTGTAGATGAAACAAGATTTCGTCCTGAAGATTATTTTAGTCAATTAAGATTAAAATATGTAGCCTACAGTCGTGGAAAGTATGACTGTTGGACAATAGCATCACAAGATAAATACACGTTAGGAGTAAGATGACAGACAAAAGTATATTTAAAGGAATAGGTTATGGATCACTAGATAAACAGGTAGGCGGAAAACATTACAAACAAATGAAGATTCAACCAGCAGAGTTTATAAATGAAAACAAATTGCTTTTTGCAGAAGGTAACGCTATAAAGTATATATGCAGGCACTCGTTCAAAGGGAAGGAAGAGGACATTAAGAAAGCAATACATTATTTAGAAATGATATTAGAGAGAGATTATAATGTGTAATACACCAGAAGATTTAGATCTAAAAGGTATAGATACAGTAGCAATTGATATTGAAACTTATGATCCTAATCTTAAAACAAAAGGTTTAGGAGCCATACGTGATGATGGTTTTATATGTGGTATAGCTGTTGCAACAGATAATGATATTGCATACTTTCCTCTACGTCACTCTGATACCAATTTAGATGCTGAAAGGATTAGACAGATTTGGAAAGTTTTAAATGATAAAATTTTTCAAAATGAAAACATAACAAAAGTATTTCACAATGCAATGTACGATGTATGTTGGATTAGATCAGTAACAGGTATGATGATGAAAGGTAGAATAGTTGATACCATGATTGCTGCATCTGTTATTGATGAGAATAGATTTAAATATTCGTTAGATTCTTTATCTAAAGATTACCTTGATGAAGGTAAATATAAATACGATCTACAACAAAAAACTTTAGAATGGTCTGGTGGTACAGTCAAGGACCCAATGACTAATATGCACAAACTACCTGAGTCAATAGTAAAAGAGTATGCCAAACAAGATGTAAACTTAACTTTAAAATTATGGAATTTATTTAATAAAAAAATAGACGAAGTATTATACACAAAAGAAGATGGAGAGCAAAAAACTTGTAGACAAATTTTTGAACTAGAAACAAAATTATTTTTATGTTTAGTTGAAATGAAATTCAAAGGTGTTAGGATAGATGTCGAAAAAGCTACGCTGTTTGGTAAGCATCTTAAAAAAAGAAGAGATCAAATCATAGACTCAATAGAAAATTTAACAGGTGTAAGAGTTGACATCTGGGCTGCAGCATCAATAAAAAATTTATTAGAGTATCTTGATATAAAAGATTACAAAGTAACTCCTAAATCAAAGATGCCACAACTTCCAAAAGATTATTTAAAGACACACAAGAATAAATATTTGCGTATGATTGCAAAAGCAAGAGAGTATGATAAGGCGGTCAATACATTTATTGAAGGACTACTTGGATATGTTCATGAGGGTAGAATACATGCTGATATAAATCAGATAAGATCAGACTCTGGTGGCACAGTAACTGGTAGATTTTCAATGAGCAATCCAAACCTACAGCAGATACCATCAAAGGGTTATATCGGTAAGAAGATGAGAGAGTTATTCTTACCAGAAATAGACCATAAATGGGGGTCATTTGACTATTCACAGCAAGAACCACGTATTGTAGTGCATTACGCTATAAAACTAGGCCTACCAGGCACAGACAACCTAAAAGAAGAATTTGATAGCGATGATGCTGATTTTCATCAAATCGTTGCTGACATGGCTAATATCTCCAGGAAACAGGCAAAAACAATTAACCTAGGTCTTTTCTATGGTATGGGTAAGATAAAACTACAGAAAGAATTAGGATTAGATCAGAGTAAAGCAAGAGCTTTGTTTAATGAATATCATAGCAGGGTGCCCTTTGTTCGTCAGTTATCACAAGAGCTAATACAGTTCTCAAAAGAGAATAAGTTATTATTTACATTGTATGATAGGTTTTGCAGGTTTGATAAGTGGGAGACAACAAATAAAGAATGGAACCCTGAGATAAATAGATTTAACGAGGTGCCATTGTACACAGAAGAACAGGCAAGAGAAGCATTCAAAGCTGAGATGTTAGAAAAATTTAAAGAGAATAAAATAGATGCAAACTACATGGACTATTTTGAAAGATACTACACACCTGCGTTCACATACAAAGCTCTTAATAGATTGATACAAGGGTCCGCTGCAGATATGACAAAGAAGGCAATGGTAGATCTATATGAAAAAGGTATAATACCTCACATACAAATACACGATGAACTTTGTATTTCAATCAAGGACCACGGACCAGAAGTAATTATAGACACAATGGAACAGACAATACCTCTCGAGGTTAAAAACAAAGTGGACTATGAATCTGGACCTAATTGGGGTACAATAAAATGAGGATAAATTATGGCTTATTTAAATGCAAACGTGCCACCGACTTACGCACAAATAAGAAGAGAATATTTATATGATTGCAAGAAACATCATGGAGAAGTTGAAGACTGCATTATCTTTGGTATTAGCGCTATTACAGGTCGTGCTATACTATGGCATG